GTAAAACCAGACCTTCTAAGTATCGTATGATCCGTTACACCAACTCCAGAGGTTTTTCTTGCACTTCCAGTAGGGTCAGGACAAGCAATAATTCTACGATCAACCCCATATCTTCTCGTAACCTCTTCCGCAAAATCCCATGTAGTAGCACCTCCTGTCAGCATGATCTCATCAAAAACGTACAAAGTATCGTTATGTTTTACAGCACAGATTCCTGCCATAGGGTCAACGTTAAAATCTAAACCAATTAACAAAGGAAGCATATGTAAATCTGCCACTTCCTTATCAATATTGTCATCAGCAAAGCTAACAGCCACCAATCCAGTAAGATTTTCAAAACTAGCTTCAAATTCTTGTCTAAATGTTCTCGCATCTAACTGACTTCTAGCTGCTTCAACTTCCTCTTCCGCTACATTACCTCCCTCAATAGTCGTAAAACTCCATCTTTGCCAATCTTTCCATTCCTCCTCTCCGCAATAACACCACATATCATAAAACCAACTCGCTGTTCCATCAGGTGTTGAAATAAACAGTGCCCATCCTTGTTTATCGGCTAACGCAGGTCTAATAACTTCAGCCCATACATCTTTATCCATAAACGCTGCCTCATCCAATACAACACCAGCTAAACTTCTTCCTCTCAATGCCATAGCATTTTCCGTTCCCTTCAATTCAATAGTCGATCCATTAATCAATTCCAGCCTTAAATCTGTTTCATTCTTACTTTGAATCCATACTTTCGGTGTTAACCTCTTCAATTCCTTCCATGCAATATCCTTCGCCATCCGATATGTAGGAGCACAATAAAAATAAACTTCATTCGGCCTGTTAATTGCTCCTCTCAACAGTTCTATACAAGAAAGGTATGACTTTCCAAATCTTCTCCCAGCTACCAATACCCTAAATCTTTTATCACAATTAAATACTTCCCCCTGGGCATACCTTAAACTAATCTCCTCTCGTTTTTTTCCACTCACAACCATTAATTTTACAAAAAATTCATCCTTTACCCCCTATTTATAGCCTATTTCAACACTTTTAAGTTATCATTCAACTAAATACTACTAAAAATCAAGTCCGTGACTGATTCAATTTTACCTTCAAATATAATCCCACCAATAGTTCAATCTAAAAAAAGAGGTACTCCTCGCTTCGTAGCTCGCTCTACAGCTGAAAAAGTTCAAGAAAGAGCACAACGTCTTTATTCTCGCCAACTAAAAGGTCTTACTACTCGTCAATTAGTAATAGAACATTCAAAAATAGAACAAATATCCATTACAACAGCTTGGGAAGATTGGGGTAGAGTCAAAGTTTGGAATAATGAAGATTGGGATAAAGATAGAGAATCAATGCTTCCTCGTCTACAAGCCATGAGAGTACGTCTATTCAACCAAGCAGTATCCAAAGGTCAATTACAAACAGCAGCACAAATCCTAGACTCCCTCGGTAAAGTAATCGGCGAATCCGTAGAAACAGTAAATATTCAAGCTCCTGAACTTTCTATTAAAGTAGAACCAAAAAATTAACGCAAATATATTTAAGTTCCTCGCCTTGGCCTAGCAAAAAAAATTTTTGCAACTATGCCCCCATATGCCTTGATTTTGGCCTCTGTGCCTCTCTGATAGCACTTAAATGTACCTTGCTTACGTTAGTACCTTAGAAAATAACGCCTCTTAAAATCGATTCTCAGCGGAGTAATATTTCTTAACTTTGATATTGACTTAATAGCAGATAGATGCTAATGTAATATCAGTTAATAATGGGTATGCACTGTACCCACTTTTAACGCTAATGTTTTTTTCTAATTGTCTACCAGATAACCAAACTTTAAAATTTGTTTATCAGGTGAACACAAAAGGAAAAAACAGAAACTAGAAAATTTAATTACTTCCTTCCTATGGACTTAGCAGAGCTTCAAAAGGTTAAAACCTTTATGAACTTAGAACTATCTCAGAATCACAAATTAGCTTTTGAGATAGCTTTAAAAAAAAGATACATTAACCAAGAATATTTTAAAAAAAATATGATGTATCTTGAAGCGACTAACAGTATGCATCCCAAGTGGCCCAACTGTTTATTTTTTAAAGACTCTATTAGTAGAGAAACTTTAAGAATAAAATATGATTTATATGATCTAGCAGAATGATAGGTAACACTTGCATCTATCCAGAGTATGAAAATATTTTGATATCTAAAAATATTAGATATGAAAAATGCTTTTCCAAATCTGGCAAACTTTGGTTAAAACTTAACCCTTTTGACGAAGCGGATCATTTTAATTATTTTCATTATGATTCAAAAGGAAAAACAATACCGCTTTACTGTCGTTTAGTCTTAGACGATTAACAAATACCTGGACTAACTTTAGTTAGTCCATCCTTCCTTTATTCCTTCCAACCAAAATGAAATTTACTTTTATTTATTTATTGCTGATGATTTCAGCGATTATGTATTTTGGGACTTCTGCAAGTCTTAAAAAATCTACTGATATTCATTGTAAGTCAGGTTTTCAATCTGCATGCGATTATATCGAACAAAGCAATAAATTAATCGAGGAGCTTTAAACATGAGCAAAAAGAAAAAAATTCCTTTTATTGGATTACAAAAAATTCTAATTGAGAAATTAGGAACAAAAGAACAAAAACGAAACTTAAAAAAGGAGCTTTAATTTATGGGATACGCTAACCCAGATTATTACTACCATAAAGTAATTATGGAACAAACAGAAAAAATTTCTGATTTAAAAATCAAAATTAAAAGACTAGAAAAAAAACTATTAGAAAAGGAATTAACAAAATGATTTCAATTATTGAACCAAAAAACCAAACAGTATCTATATGTCATCTAGATACTAGGGAATATATAACAATTCCTAGATTTCAAATGATCCAATTAATGTATGTTTTATACTCTGACAGAATAATGTTAAGAGGTGGGACTCCTACTCAATTTTTCAATTTACATTTTTCAGATAAAAGAAAAACTAAGAAATTTTGGAGAAAACATTTCGCACCATACTTAATAGATATTTTTCCTCAGGAGATACCAGAGAGAATAAAAGACACATTAACTCTGATGTCAATAGGTATTAAATAGAAATTTTACCCAAGCTTAAAAACTTGGGTATTTTTTTTGCTAAAAATTTTTTTCAAAAAAAAAAAAAAAAAAAAAAAAAAAAAAAATTATTTAATAAAAAAATAATAAGCTTATAAACTGAATGCAAAATTGAATGCATTTTTGAATGCAAATTGAATGTTAAATTGAATGTAATTTAATGTCAGTTAGTGACACAATACGTTAATATTAAATAGTAAACTATTTTTTATTCTTAGTTATGAGTTATTTAACTTTACTGCCTGCATACGGTAGAGACTATAAAAGCAAGAAATCAATCATTAATGATTTAAACTCTTTAAAAGATTTCGTAATTTCACATACTGGACAATATATTAATAAACCGCAATTTAAAGAACTTAATATAATTTCTTTTAATGTTCGATATGATCAGCAACGCAAAATAACAAATATTAATATAAAGGATTTAAAAAAATGAATATTAAAACTAATGACGAAGTCATACACCTTATTCACGGTTTAATTGCTTTAAGTCAGTGTGACAAATTAGGAGAAGTTAATAAAGTTAAAGACGCTATAAACCGAACTAAAGAAGAGTTAAACGATCATGAAATATTAATTGCTCATTATGCTTATGCAGCTTTAATGGATGTTTATAAAAATATTAATTAAATGTTTCCTTAAGGGATCTATAAAAAGTTCCCTTAATGAAAACATTTTATGTTTTCTTCCTTCCTAAAACAATTAAATTATGAATGATAAAAACTCTAATGGAAGAGTTTTATATGAAGGTTTAAGTCCAATTAATAAAAAAAAATATGCGGTTATTGTTACTGGTTTGAATGCTCAAACTAGTAATAAAAAAACTGGTAATATGTATCAAACTTGGATATTAAATCAAGATATAAAACCGAACGAAGCATTTAAAAATAAAGAGTATGGTGAGACAGTTTGTGGCGACTGTCCACATGCGGGATATAATAACAATTCTTGTTATGTCAAATGGTTTCACGCTCCTTTGAATGTTTGGAAAGCATACAAAAATAATAGATATGATTATTTTAACAATGATTATGAATTGTTTAGAAATAAATCTATTAGGTTTGGAAGTGCCGGCGATCCTGTATTAATTCCGATTGATATTGTTAAAAATATTATAAAGGTAGCTAAAAACCATACAGGATATACACATATGTGGCGTAATAATTTTGCATTACCTTATAAAGGTTTATTTCAAGCTAGTGTTGACAGTTTCCAAGAATATTTACAGGCAAGTTCACTTGGCTTTAATTGTTTCTTAGTCAAACATGAAAGTGTGACTGATCCTAAAGGGTTTATTCATTGCCCAGCTAGCGTAGAATCAGGACAAAAGACATCATGTAATATATGTTCTCTGTGTGATGGTAATACAGGCAATGTTGTAATAAATGCTCATGGTAATACCAAGAATAATGTTTTATTAACTGCTTGATTATTTAATTTTTAAATAATAAAAAAATAAGAAATTAAATAAAAAATCAAAATTATTTTTATTAGTTGAATGCTTTGAATGCGATGAATGAATTAAATCTTGAATGTCTGAATGTGTTAAGTCTGAATGAATGTGAATGAAGTGCTTGATCCTTGACATAAATGAATAGTAAACTATTATATGCTATCATATGTATTACATTCTAATATTAAATAATCATGAATGAAACAAAAACCGCAAATGAATCTAAAAAAGAAAAATGGATTAAAAAAGAACGTGAAAGACTTTTAAAAGAGCATCACGATTATGTTGACGTTATTAGAAAAAATCAAGATTTTATAGAAAACAATTTATGGCAGATAGGTTTATTACATGCTCCTATGAGAACATTAATGAATCAATATTGTTTTTTTAAGGATCATACTTTTGATGAAGATCAGATAGAAATCATGTCTGCATGTACCGGAGAGAGAACACATATGAATCCTGAAAGCACTTTATATTCTGAAATTAAATTTGGAATGAAAGTTTTAAGAAAGGAACAGGAGAAGTTATCACTTGAAATTTACGAATATCGTAAGAAGTTAGAAAAAAGAGGTGATATGGGTGATTCATACAAACTTTTTCTACGAATATCCGATGATAATGTTTTATCAAAAAAATATGACAGGTTATTTAATAAAAAAACTAAAGAGGTCAAGTAATGGATATCAAACACAAAGTGAACATATTACTTAATGTCTTACAAGTCTTATGTGAGTTAGCTGAAAGGGATGCTACTTTCTTTTTACCGCAGAAAGGTAATGAGATTAATTATGAAGAATCGGTTAGGTATTTAGTCAGAGAAATACAAATTACAAGTAGGAAAATTGATCAATGACAAATAATAATCCTTACAAAGAAGAGATAGTTGAAAGAATTAAAGAGTTAATTAGAGAAGGTAAACCTAGAGATTATATAATGGATAAAATTAAAGAAGAATTTAAAGGTTTAGTATTTCCAACAACACCTTACGAATGGTGGAAAGATATTATAAAAGATCAAGATATTAAAGAATGGGAAAAAGAAAATAAAAAGAAAGTTATTAGTCTTTATGACCATAAAAGAAATGCAAAGATAGAAATGTATTACTGGACTTTTAACAGATATAAAAAACAATTAAAGAAGTTTGAAAATAAAGAAAGTGAAGATCCAGATTTACTAAAAGATATATATAACTTACAAGATAGATTACAAACTAATTATTTAAAAAAAATAGAATAATTTACTGGCATTTGTTTAATGGATTTAATCCTGAGCAATGAAGGTTATGTAAGTGGTGCAAACACCAATACTTCTTAATCGGTCTTGACGACTCAATGTAAGCCCAGTACAAACCAAATACGAAAATTCGTTACCGAAAATGAATTACAAAACAAAAGAAGATTTAGAAATTGCAAGTATCAATCTGAAAGAAGATTTTGACATGGTGATTTCTTTTATCAAGACTACAAAAGATTTAGAGGTAGTCAGTGAAGCTATTACAAAAGCTTTTAAATGCGTACCCAATGCTCAGAAATTACCTTCAGTTTCAAATGAAGCAGAAGAGAATCAAAGAGCAGTAATGAAAAAGTTTGATGATTTTTTAGGAGAATTACAGTGAAACATTTTAGATTAACTGTCACTTCTATGACATCACATTATTTATATATAACTACACCAGATAATGTAGAAATAGATGATGTTTGTGAACATTGGAGAGATTTTGATGGAGGAGATTTTTCAACTGATGATGAAGGAGATTGGGAGTATTCAGACTTAGAAGAAGTTAAAGAAGAAGAAGTAGATTCTTTTTGTGTTGAGTGGGATAAGGAGGATATAGATAATGACTAACAAAGAATACAAAATCTACCCACGATCTAAGGTAGAAAAATTAATAACTGACTTTATCGAAGAGCATAAAATATATGCTCAATATGGTAAAGATTCCGAAGGATTATTTAATGTTCAATTTTTAGTGGAGGAAGAAAATGACAACTAAAGATGAAGCACTTAAAGCACTACACGAAGCAAGTTTATCAATAGCTTGTTTAGGTGCTGATTGGACTGATCATTTTGAAGATGAAAGTGTTACAAAAAACCATAAAAAATGGGTTTTAAAAGATCAAGAAGGTCTACAACAAGATTTAGACCACATTCAAGATCAAATTACTATTTTAGAAAATTACCTAAACCCTAATTCTACTTATAACCCTTACGCTCCAAAGGAGGAAACAAATGTCTGAAGTATTACAAGCACTAAAAGAAACAAAAGAAATTGTTGATCGTTTATTAAGTCAATATTCTATTGGTTCTACCACTAGAAGAATTGAATTAAATAATGATTTAAAACGTATAAAGGATCAAATAACAATTATAGAAAGTTTTTTAGAACCTTTTACAGTTGCAGAATTAGAGAATATGGAGAAAGAAAATGACTGATTCATTTTTAAGAGATCACCAGAAAGGTATAGATCATATGCATGAAGAAAATGCAATAAACGATCTAAAAAATGCTGGTATATATCCCGAAGTGGAAGAACCAGAAATAGATGAAGATGATGAAGATTATGAACCTACTGATTATGAAATGATGAGTAGTTTTGGTACTAAATGGCATGACGGATTATGAGTGATATAAATAACGATTCATTGAAAGAACAACTGTATGATGAAGCATGGATTGATTATATGGTTGCTAATAATCTCACTCAAGA